ACACCTGAAATATGTGCTGCATGATTATGACATGGATTATCATCTCCTTTATATGCAAAGTTAGCCCAGATATCATACCCATCAAAATGTCCATCATGTTTTCTCAACTTAAAATAATGATGAGTCCTATCCATACCCCAATACCTTGCGGATAGTTTAAGTACCCACCCCAACCAAAAAGATTGCTCAATCAGATAAGGAGGAATAGAACATTGATATGTATTATGTACCTTACCATCCATAGAAAGATACCCTACATTCTCATGGGCTCTCAGTTCTCTTAATGGATGATCTTTATACCTTCTACTTACCTTTACCCACTCATCAATCTCCTTCATAATCTGAGGAGGAATCTTAAACATAAGAACAGGACACCCCTGTTGCAACCTCTCAGAGGACATAATATCATCCATCTAACGTCCCTCCCTTGATTTGTTTCTAATTGTAATATGATTTCCTTCTATTGCAATCTCTAAGTAATCTCTGTGATCCCAGTCAAGTTGTTCATATAACTCATCAAGTTTTTTCATATCATCCCATAAATCTGTTGGAGTTGGTTCACCCCAGAAAGGATTTTCGTCAGGGTTCATAATGGTAACTTTGCTCGTGAGGTTCTCTTTAAAAAGTTAAGTTCTTGTGCGTTGTACTTTAGTTTCTCCTTAAGGGGCTTAGATAATAATTTAGGTACCGACTCTAACTCTATACTATTCTCTTCACAATAAACAATAATTGCTTCGATATAATTGAGGTCGTTATTCTCATGAACAATCTTCTCAATATCTTGTGCGAATTTAGATGGACAAAGAAACTTCTTCTCCAACACTTCGTTTAGTTCTTTATCCATTACCATGAGATGCGAGATTAGAGGTGACAAATTTCTTTATATACCTTACTAATAACTTAATATACTCGTCTTTGTTCCGTTTGTCAAATACCTTTACGTCTCCACCTGGAGTTACCATAAGGGTAATTAATTTCTTAACAGGAATACCAGTTAGTTCATAGTACATACATGCGTATGCAGTTTCCTGTACGAAGTAGTTCTCTAACCACTTCTCTGGTTTTATTTTATCAGAAGTCTTGAAGTCTATGACAGCTAGTTCGCCTTCATATTCACCAATGCAATCAACGCGACCAGCAATGCCAAGATACTCTGAGTAGAGAGTCCTTTCGATTGCGTGAACATTCTGAATCTTATCAAGGTAAGGTTTAGCATGATGAAACATAAATTGGGTAGCAGGAAGATGGTTCTTCCAATCTAGATCTTTATTCTCTAGATATCCTTGAGCGGCCTCATGGAAATCCGTACCACGCGCGGTCGCTTTCTTCGTGATTCGATTAGCCTCCTCCTCACCAACTCTTGCTCTCCACTCAGCGAAAATATGCTTATTATAGAAACTAGTAACTGAAGTGATCGAAGGAACCCAATCACCTGAAGGGACTTGATAGAGTCTACAACCTGGAGTCTCACGTTTGTCAAGTTCAATGTCACCGAGAAAATTATGATGAATAAATGTCATAGCATGCCTAATGAATGCTTGGCAAGGATGTATTCCTTAACCAACCCAGAACGAACAATATCATCGATAGTAAATTCAATCGATGCAAATGATTCCATAATAGAAACGACTTTCATAAAGTCACCAAGTCCTGCACGTTCAGAGTTATTACGAAGGTCAGTTTGAACTCCGTCTCCACAGAAGACAATCCTAGAATTATCCCCTACTCTAGTTATTATACTATCAAGTTCGTGAAAATTCAAGTTCTGACATTCATCAACTATAACAATAGCATTGTCAAGAGTGGTACCACGTATAAAAGAAGTACTCCAGAAACTAATAGTCTCCTGTTCTTTTAACTTACCATACAATAGTTCAAAGTCAGTGTCCGTTGGCATCTCGAACATGTACTTCACCATCTTCTTGTATGGTACCTGGAAAAGATAAGACTTATCCTCATGATCTCCTGGAAGGAAACCAATCTCACGTGTGGATACAAGTGAACGAACAATATAAATCTTTTCGTATGGTGTCTCTAAATCAAGAACCTCCTTAAGTGCTTTGTACAATGCGATAAATGTTTTACCTGTACCAGCACATCCATAAGCAAATAGATGCTTACCAGAATCATATTCTGTAAAGAACTTCTCTTGATTAGTAGTAAGAGGATCAATGTCTACAAGGAGATCAGCATTAATAGGTTTCTTCCGTCTCATTTGTTTAGCCGTCAGTCCTACACCAATGGGATCATCAGTCTTTCTTTTACGTGGCATACTTAGAAACTATAGTCTCGGTTTTTACGAACAGTAGCACCAGGTTGTCTGGAGGCTCTATCTAGTATCTCATTCCATCCACTGGAATTTGCTTCTCCTTTCATATGCATGTCACCAACCTCACCGACTCCAGCAACACCTGCTGCCCAGTCTTTATCCCAATCAGGATTTTCTTTTCTCCATTGGTCATATGCAATCATAGACATGGAAAGTTCTTTTTTCTCTCCAGTCTCTTTGTGTTTTACAGGATATGTTGGCATAAGAAAACAATAATGTGAAGATATTTATACCCAGTCAAGGGCTTTCGCCACCACTGGGAACTGTTCGGTAAATATTGCCTTGCATTCATTGGCAATATCCATGTGTTCTTTTTGAGTACCATGTCCTGAACGTAGTTCAATATAATGTACCCAAGAACGCACACTACCAGTCATGTATAACTTGGTAGGAGTAGCAAGAGGTAATACAAATCTAGCACATTCTTTTGCTACACCATCTGCTAGCATCTCTTCGTATATATTTGTTGCCTCCTCAAAATGCTTTAACATTCTAGCATAATACTTAGTCTTTAAAGGAGGTTCTAGATCATCAGTACTGTTCTGCCTGTTCTTTGTATCCTGACGACGCAAAGCAGGTAAGGGAATAGTTCCCAACTGAGTACTGTCTGCATACCTCTGTGAGAACTCTTGATATGTAAAGGAACGATGCCTTAGTATCTGTGCTGCTAATCCTCTGGTGGTTTCAATCTCCAGAGTCATGTGTGCTTGCTCAAAGACGGACCAATGCCCGTGCTTTATGCAATAACTTAATAAACCACTGACGTTTGGATTGTCTTGGTTCTTTGGGTTGCTCACTCTTGCCACGTACCCCATCGTCTGTTCCGCTTCTGGGGTCACTGTCACTAACTTCACGCTCATGTTCTTTAATTCTTTTTCTCAATAGTTTAGCATACTTTATTTCCTGTTTGGTATACCATTCAGGATGTTTCTTTGCCCTCTTGATAATTAACTTTGCTGCTTTTTTGTCCTTCATTAATGAGTTGCTTCCCGTAATACGCATTGAAATACGAGACTAAACCAGCAGTAGTAACTTGTTTACTGCACCATTCCTCAGCACATTCATAGATGGCTCTAGGAGAATGAGTACTTCCGAAATTTTTTAATAGAATACTTAAAGTCTGGGCCCTAATCTGGGTATCCATCATCGTCATCCCATTGTTCATCATAGTCTGTAGGAGGTGCTGAGAATGGCTCTGTCTGAGCATCTGTGCGATAAGCATCTACATCAGAGTACACCTCTGCCTCTAGTGCATCCACTAGAGACTTCATATTCCTGACTATTAGTTTTAGTCTCTCTCTGTCCATATAATATTTATCACTGTCTAATCATAGCATGAAAAAGGAGGGGAATCAACCCCTCCTAATTACGTATCTGTAAGTCAGTTACTTACCTTGCACATACAGTTTTCTCCTCTGTATGCTTAATGCCTCTGTAGGTTAGTTCAGAGACTTGCTTCTGACAGGACTTGCTGTCATTGGTGTCGTACTTAACACCACGATAAGTGACTTGTGCCATTGTGTTACTCCTAAAGTAGTTGGATTTTAAGGCCCGTTCCTTTAGTCGTTTGCGTCCCCGAAGGGATGAACGTACCCGTTCCGCGACTTACTTGCGACCCCGAAGGGTTGAACGATGTGGATATGATAACATACCCACTACTATATAGTCAAGCAATTGTGTAACATTCGCTACGGTTTTTACATATCTTCAATTTTATATGGACA